GGCATTTCGTTTGCGTATAAAAAATCGTTTATTGCTTTTTCTCTTGCGTGTTTTGCGTTGGCTAGTTTTTTGTTTCGGTATGTTGCTCCGCGTGCGCTGTTGCATGGTTTGCATGCTGCGACGTATCCGTCTTCTATTGTTCCGCCTTTGTCTGCTTCGACTAGGTGGTCTAGTTCTGTTGCTGTGTTGCGTTTGCACCAATGACACAATGGTTGATCGCGCAGGAGTTCAGCACGTGCTTGTTTGTAGATCGTTGTGTCGTGTTCGGTTAGTTTGCGTGTCATGCTCGCGCGCTTCGCTTGCGCTGACGCGGCGCTTGCGCGCCTTGTCCTCGGTTTTGGTGGGTTGTGTTTGTTGTCGGGTTCATGTCGGTGCTTTCTTTTGTTTTTTAACTGTATGTCATTTGTAGGTCAAGAGATGTGTGAATGATCCACCCACCAGATTGCCCAACCTGGTTCCCTTTGCACTCACTAGCCGATTATGTTTACGGCTCGCCTCGGCGCTTTGCCCGTTTCATTTCGTGTTGCATGATTCGGGACGCGCCGATCTACCCGCGTTACCGCGACCTCTACCCGACCAGACGCGACTCTGATAGGTGCTTGCTACTAGCCGATTGTTTACGCTCTTGGGTTGCTTAACGTGTACAAGATGTACTCCATGTCGCTGGGCTTCCACACAGCTGCATGACATCCTGCAAGTTCGCAAGCATTTAACCAGATTTTTTGCCCAGGCGTTGTCTTCCCTTTTTCAGCCTTTAACTCAATAACTAGCGGCCTGCCGCCTTGGAACGGGTGCACCATGAACAGGTCAGGGAAACCTACATCGCCCTGCGTATAGGTAGCCCAGCGCCCTCGACTGTTCTGTGCCGGCAAATCGTGATGCACAAGCCAGCCGTAACGTTTGGCAACGCTAATCACAATGTCCTTGAAGTCGGCTTCGCTGATCTTTGGGTCTAACTTCATTACAGCGTTTCCATCCAAATTTTGTCCGTCAAATGCGTAATCGCATAACGAGTTTTATCAATCGCTTGTCGTTGTTCTGGCAACAGTTGCAAATACAACGCTTGCAATCGTTCAACCGCGCTAATCATTTCTTCCAACGTCATTGCTTACCCCTTTTTCGTCCAGCGACCCTGCGAGGGTCATCAAACATGCTTACAAACAGCGTCAACATCAAACCGAGCAAAATTCCTACAAGGTTTGCCCACACAAACCACATCATTTCAACACCTCAATAATTCTGCTTGCTTCATGTGATTTCAATAGTTCCAAAACCGCTTCGTCGCTATTTAGTTCGCGCTGTATTAACTCCAATAATCGAAGATCATCCATGCCGGCATCCTTAGCAAGTTTCTTGATGTAGCCAATCTGCTTAGGTGTGGCAAACGCGCCAGAGGGTGTGTGCGTTAGTGGTTGCGGCGGTGTCGTTAAGCGCTCGACCTTTTGCATTTCATTACGTGACGGTCTAGGGCCACTAGCAGGCGCCTGCAAAGGGCAGTTAGCAATGGCGCGACCAATCGCGCTCGTTTCACAATTCTCTACAAACGACGTGGCATTGACACCGCGGTCGCTTTTAATTTCTTCTGCGTAACCCGTAGCGACTGGCACCTTGTCTTCTTTGTCGGCGTACAGTTCGCAATAGAACACGCACGCGTCACCTGTGTAGTTCATCATCATCGTGTACACGCGCCCGTTCGGGTATGCAGCCCACCAACGCACTAAGCGTTGCTCGACTGTTTCGTAGTTGCTTAGATCAAAGCCCATTAGATGCCTGCCCACACGCTTAAACGTTGTGCATGGTCATGTGCGCCACCGCGCTGTGCGTATGCCAGTTCGCCTGTATTGCGGATAATCCCACGACGCGCAGCTGCATTTAACCGTCCAGCAATGCCCTTGGTAACAGGAAACTGGTCGCCTAAGTGTTGCCAAATGTCGTCAGATGTAAAGAATCCTTTAGTGCGCGCAACGTGCAAAATCGCTGCGTCAACTTTGTTTTGTTCGTCGCGTGTCCAACGCGCATCAGCAGACGACTGTGACGCCAACATGCCTTGAACAAATGGCGCATGTTTTCTTGCCGGTACACGGCCGTCACATACGAAATGTGTTTTGCCTTGTATGTCTGGGTAAGCAATTGAGCCTTTGCAAATTGTGCAGGTTTTCATTGTCGGAATCTCCTGTGTCGGTTAGGAATGTGCTTGTAGTGCTTTGATTGCTAAGTCGAGTGTAGTCACATCGTAGAGCGGCATCGGGTCTTCTAATGACAACTGGTTTTTCATTGTCTTTAGACGTTGGATAATGCTTGCGTGCGGGTTTGTGCTGACGTTTGCAATCTCGTCAATCAAATTAAATATTGCCATGCTGTGGTTGACCATTTCTGTGCGCTCCAATACCATTCGTCGGGTTTCTTCTGTAAGTTCGCCTTGATTCCATGCGCTACCTTCGCTCATTTTGTTGCACTCCATGGCCCCCAGCCGTAACCGTGTTTGTCAACGCCGTAATTGTAAATTGCTAACGCTGCGCGCAAATTAACATCAGCCTGTAACAAGTTTTCTGCGCTTGTAATAATCCCCGCATCAATAAGCCATGGTGTCCAAAAGCCGTTGATCTGCATAAGCCCACGCGACCCACCGTTTGGGTCGTCGCTGTTGACCGCGTTTGGTATGCAACGCGATTCACGGAACATTACAGATTCGAGCACGGTGCGTTGATCGGCAGGCCAACCAAGGTTTACCGCGAGCGCGCTGAACTGCTCACAAGCCGACGTGTACGGGTCAATGTAAATCGTGGACGACGTGCTGGATGTGGTGGTGCTCGGTTCCAGCAAATATGGCGCTAGGGCAATAGTCCCAGACGGGCTACCAGACGCGTCAGGAGCGCCTACAGCGACCGTAAAGCCAAAGACGGTACAAAGTACTAGCCCTATGATTTTCTCTGCAAAATAGTTCATCGTTTCTCCAAAGGTATGGGCACGCCCCAACTAGATGCGTGCGATCTGAATGCGATTTGTCCCATAAGGAACTTGCCCGACTCTGGGCTAGAAAATATCTGCACCAAGATTTCTTGGCCGTTGTCCATCACTCCTGTATAGACGCTGTAATCAACTATCTGTGGGTCAGTCATTGCCTGTCCTTTTGTCGGTACTCCGACCCTAGAACATAGATCAAGCCTTAGGTGGGATTTCCCCAAACACCTTTAAAAATGCGGCTTTTACAAAGATTACCGAGTCGGCGGCCTGTGGTGTGATCTCAATGTGAAACCAATCGCCGCCTGGTGCCCCGTGAATTGTTGGCTTGCTGTATTTCTTCCATGCTTGACGATCACAGCGCCATGCGCGCCCGTACGGCCTAGGAAAATAGTCGAGTATGCATTCAACGCCGAGCGTGTTTGCGTTAGCCACTACAACGTCAATAAACGACACCGCGCCTTTACGGTTTGCTTTTGGTCGTCTTTCGCTTTTGCGATACGACAAGTCAACAGCTCTGCCCGTGGCATGAACTGACAATGAGCCAGTTTTGCCGCGCATGTCACGCACACCCCAAGACCCGTTATTCCACACAGCGTTATTTGATGCTGCGATCGCTTGTTTAATCCATTCGTTCATGCCGGCACGTGGGCCTTCTGATGGGCCGTCGCTGTTGCCTGTGTATGGCCGTGCGTTGGGGTTAGCTTTGGTTGTTGCCACGCCCGAACGCCTGATCGTTTTTGTTTACCCAACGCATAATTGGTGGGATGATTGCTGCGATTGCACCTTTTGCATAATCACGTGGGTCTGTTGCGCCAGTCGAGTAAACGGCGATAAGTGCGCCAATAAGTGAGCGCGCATAACTGGCGAGCATTGCTTTGTCTTTATTGGTGATTTTCAACATGGTTGTCAATCTTTTGTTCTATTCGACCCAAGGTTTGGTGTACTTGGCCGTGGTCTTTTTTGTTGTCGCTGCCGATTTTGCCAATAAGCGCCACCAATACAAGGAAGCCACCACCGATAAGAGCCACCACAATTTGAGTATCCATTTAATCATGCTTTAGGGCGTGTTAGTGGTTTCGGTGGGTCTTCTTCGTGTTCCCACAATACAAGTTGTGTTCCGTTCAATGCCCAACCATTATCAAAACCCGCGTCGGTCAAAATCTGGATCAAAGCAAATACTTCGTTATCTGTTGTCATGCTGATATTTCCTGTGCAACGATTGTTGAGGTTGAACCGTCTGACGAAACATAAATTGAACCGCCATTGAAATTGTTGGAGAATTGCAATTTATATGTTGTTGCTGATGTTGTTGAAGGGCTATCTAAAAATGTTATGCAAGCACTTCCGATATTCTGTAAAGCCGTTCCTGTGTAGCCAATCAAACCATATTGCGTAATGGTTGTCGAGTTTCTGACGAGATACAGATTGAGGCCGTTACCCGAGTTTGCGCCAGATTTTTGCCATTGAATTGAAACAGTAACTAAAACCTTATTAGTGGTTGCTTGTGGCGTAATTGAAACCGATAAACCGGTATCTGCTTGGGTAGATGAATTGTTTGTAGCAATTGTGCCTAAAGTTCCCTGCACAACTTGCAAAACGCGAAAAGCGCCACGCAAATTATTCATCTGTGCAGCTGTAAGAACATCGCCTGCAACAAAAGTTGCTGGAAGTGTAGTTGGTGTTGCCATAGTGTCTCCTATCCTAAAGCATTTACGGTGTCAAGTGTGCCATACAACAAGTCATCTAAAATAAGGTCGTACAAGATGGTTGTCGGGGCTGTTGAATATAAGACCCTGTGGCCTGTGGCAAAGTCCAAATAATGCTCGATGCCTTCTACGCTTAAATCTTGGGTTAATTGGGTTGTGCCGGCACCGCTGGGGAATGTTTTTTCAATGCCGATCGTGTCACCTATTTCAATGGTTGCCAGCGTGTCCTTTTCAGCATCGGTCAACATTAGAAACTTGGTTTCGACTGATGTAAACCGTGGTTCTGGCAACGGGTTAAGTAGGTAGAGAGCCGCTTCTTGGATCTCGGTTGCATCATGCAACAAACTGTTTAGGATGCTTGACGTTTGGATAAAATACAAAGCGATTGAGCCAGAGTTTGTAGCTGTGTAACTATCGCCATCTAAACCCGTAACAACTGATCGGTTGATTACCGCGTCTGCCTCAAATGAGATGCCCAGACCGTCGTATTTTGTGCCTGTGCCGTCGTCGTTAAAGTTGGCTACTGGCGGTGACAACGTTGTGCCAATTCGTTCTTGAAAAGTAAGCGTGCCGTCCCTCGACATAAACACACGCCCAAACTCGGCGGTTTCGTTGATTTGCGTTATGTATTGCAGCACGTTCGTTCCGGCAGGAATTGTGTAGGCGCTGTCATGGCCGAGGTTTACTGTTCCTGTAGCAATGTTGCGTTGCAGGGCAGGGAAATCAACTTCTGGCAAGTCAAGGATTGTTTCTATGCGTTCGCCTGATGTTTCAGCGGTGACGTTAAGTTCATCTAAATAGGTTTGTGCTAACAGATAAAACTGGTCAGCGCAATAAACCGTTACGGTGTCCAAACCGCCCAAAGCAAAGTTGTAGTCGTAATTGACGACATAACCCGAAAACAAATATTCGGGGGTGTCGGTTTGGTCATAGCGAATGAGCTGCACTTTACGCATAGGTGCAAGCCCAGGCTTAGATTGCGGCGTGTCGTAATAGGGGCTGTTGTTGTCAAACGGGTTAAAAATGCCGTCAACGTCTCTAATCGTAAATGTCATTGTGCCTGCGCTGAACTGATCGCCTATGTCACGGCGACCGCGCCTAACATTGACCTGCGTACAATCAGCCATTACGTCGGCGTATTCGGTGTTGCCGTCAAGCACAAAAAACGTGTTGTCAAGAACTCCCGATGTCACGTTGTCTAGCGTGAACGAGTTAACAATAAAACCTGTTTCTATTTGCAGGTCATAGTTACCTGAATTGACAACCGCAACTCCAGGCATTAGGCAATGTTCAGAGCCAACGGCCCTGCACTCCGTGAATAGGCGCGCAACGCATTAACAACGGATTCACCGATTTCGGCGCTTGTGGCAAGGCCGCCAGTCACATTGATAGTGACACCGCCGCCTGTGGCCATGCGATCTAGTGGCACGACGGCTTCTGGGCCTGCCTCACCGATCAGCGCCAATGTTGGGCTTGACACGATGCCGCCTTCAGCCATGCGCGGAATGCCAAAACGCCCTGCAGCTGGTCGAGCGGTTGTCGCACTACCACCAAGTTTTGGCACGCTGATTGTTGGTGCTTTTGGAATGTTTGGTAGCAATGGAATGGCGTTATATGCGCTAATAATTGCGTTGACCGCGCCGATAGCAGCATTGACCATGCCAGCAAAAAATCCTGTAATCGTGTTAACAATCGCGTTTATGCCGTCACGAAACCATTCGAATTTGTTGTAAGCCGCAACTAAACCAACAATCAGCAACGCTATGCCGGCAGCAATCAGGCTGAACGGGTTGAGTGCCATAGCGATGTTTGTGGCCACGATTGCGGCGGCGACCGCGCCGATAGCGCCAGCAATAAACAGGAATGCTTTTGGGTTGTCTTGTGCCCATGCAGCAAACTTGTTGAGCACAGGTAGCACGGCTTGAAGCACAGGCAACAGCGCGGCACCAATTGACTCTTTAGTTTCGCCGATTGAGTTTTTAAGAATTTTCATTTTGCCTGCAGCGGTTTCGGCGCTTTTTGCAGTAGCACCGCCAAACGTTCCGCCGAGCACGTCCATGATTTCGTTCAGGCTTGCTCCTTCTTTGATCATTGTTGCCATCTCTGGGGTCAATGATCGGAGCGCCTTAAAGTTGCCCTGATATGCCTTAGCGAGCGCGTCAGCAACGGTGCTTGAATCCATCTGTAGCGCTGTGCTGATGTCCATGACCAAGTTCATGTCTTTCATGGCAAGATCAACATCTTTTGTACCGCGCACCAAAGCCTCAAGGCTCTTGCGGTATTCGGTGTCAGCAATGCCAGACGCTCGACTCATTGCGCTGATTTGATCTTCAATTTGGGCAGTTTGGGCTTTGCCAGCGCCAGTAACATTCTGCAAAGTAAGCGCTAACGCCGCCTGCTCCTGCTGATCTTCCATTGCGGCCTTAGTTGCGTCGCCAAGGGCAACAGCCAAACCGCCAAGGGCCGCAGCTGCCGGCACCGCCGCTTTTTTGATTGCAAACTGGGCTTTCTCTGATGTTGTTTCTAGTTGCTTAAATTGTGCAATAGCCTTTTTAATGCCTTTGCCGTCAAACTCGGAGATGATAGGTAGTACTACAGCCATTACATCAACTCCTGCGAGGTCTTATCCATGACGCGCTTCACAAGGTCGGTCATTCGTTGATTGACGTCGTCCTTGTTGCGTTC